ATCTATATAATGACTAAAGACGATTTAAAAAAACAAATAAGATTAAAAGTATTAGAACTACTTAAAGTAGATGAAGAGTCTATAACTGGTTCTGGCGCTACTTTTTCACCTGGTGCAGGAGAGCAATATGCAGCTAACGCTGCTTATAATCCAGATAGAAAAGCTAAAGGTACTGCTCATAATTATTTAAAAAAGAAATGGGGTTGGAAAGATGCCCCTTCAGTTCCTAATCGTCCTTCTAAAATGATTGATTATAAACAATTATTTCAAGAAGAAGAATTAAACGAAAACTATAACAGATTTAGAAATGAAACTAAAACCAGATCTAAATCAGAACAATACCATAAAGCAATTTTAGAAGTTAAAAAGAGAACTAACGAACTTAATAAACTTTTAGAATATGCAGTAAGATTAAAAGAAGAATTAAATCAGGTTGACGAAATTAAGTCATCTAGACATACTTTGAATGCTTTAGATAAGGTTACCGAAACAATTAAAGAGGTATATATCAAAGCTAAAAAATTAAAGTAAGATGGCAAAAGTAAAAGGTGGTAGAGCTGCCTCTACCGGTATTAAAGTTTCTTTTGGTAAACGCCGTCCAGGCAAAGCAGCTAAAAGATTAAATAAACACGCAAGTGTTGGTAAAAAATATAGAGGACAAGGTAGATAATTTTAAAATATGAAACCATTACAAAATCAATATCAAGACCTTTTAGAAGGTAAAATTAGTAAGTTTAATTTCTTAAATAATATTAAGAGAACTTTACCTGATTTAGTATCTAACGTAACTTCTTTTGATGATGCTATTAAGATCTTAAAAAATAAAAGAGTATTATCAGAAGTTAAATCAGTAGTAAAAGAAGCTATTGAATTAGAAGATATAGTATCTAAGTATGTAAAAGATGCTAATGATATTGAAAAAGAAATGGAAGCATATCATTCAAAAGGATATGCAGGATTCTCTGATATGCTAAAAGCTAACCTAAGCCGTGATATGGATTTTCAAAGCTGGACTCAAAAAGGCCACGATGAAGAAACATTAGAAAAAGAAATTGGTGAATCATTAAATGAAGACTGGGGTAGTTCAGATCAAGCTACTTTTAATAAAGCTATTCATAATGATTTAGGCAATCCTACAGAAATGCCAATGCCTTTTGATCCTAAATTTGAAGCAGCTGTTGAATCAGCAGTAGATTTCTGGTGGGATGAATGGGATGAATATGCATCTGATAGAGATGGTTTAATTGACCATGCTAAAAGGACATATTACAGATCTTACTTCCCTGAAAAATTCGCAGCATTCCAAGAAATGTTTAGTGAAACTAAAGAAGAAGATGATGCAATTATTGCAACTTATGAAGATGAGCAAGACGCTAAACATACTTTACCTGGCGGTCATTTAAGAGAAAATGTTGATCTACCTGCTAACCTAATTAATGATATCGATAAAGTAAATCCTTTAGAATACTCAACAGGTTTAGATTATGAATTAGACTTATCTGGTGACTTCTCAGCAGACGGTTTAGAAAAAGCTGTTAAAAAAGTATTAAAGAATCTTAAAAAAGACGCAATATATTACACAAACTTAAAAGCAGAATTAACTTCTAAAATTAATAAAAAAGAAGTAGAAGCTGCTAAACAAGTAGAAGTAAAAAAAGATAATCACGTAGATAAATTAAATAACTTAAAAACTTTAGTTAAGAAAGAATTAGCTAATACTAAAACATCTTTAAGTAAAAAAGAGAAAGTAACTAGAGCTACCCCGCAAGGAGTTAAGTTAATGAAAGAAGAAAGAGATGTTGAAGCTAGATACCAAGAATATGTTGGTAAATTAACTCACGGTAATAAAGCTAATATTGAAAAGCAGTGGAAAGATGCAGGTGAAGATATGGTTAAAAAACATAAAGTTGTAGTTAGAGCTAAAGAATTATCAAAGATTAAAGAATATTTAACTAAACAATTAAAAAAAGAAGCTGTTAAATTTACTATCGGACAAACAGGTCAGGAGCATGAATATAAAAATCCAAAAGATGCACCTGAGTTTGAAAAAGATTTAAAAGCAGCTGGTGTGAAATTCACTAAATCAAACGTATAATATGTCTAAGCAAGTATTAATAGAATATATTACCTTCCAACCTCAGCCTCAACAGCTGCAGGAAGCTAGAATTAATCCTAGAAAAAATCTAGTTGTTGCTGGTAAAATGCAATCGGCTAATAAACCGAATGCTAATAGAAGAATATATTCTAAAGAAATATTAGAAAGAGAAGTAGAGAAATACGTTAAAGGTCCTGTTGCAGAAAAAAGAGCTTTAGGTGAATTAGATCACCCAGAATCATCTATCATTAACTTAAAAAATGTTTCTCATAATATTACAAGAGTATGGTGGGATGGTGATGATTTATATGGTGAATTTGAAATCTTACCAACACCTTCAGGTAATATCTTAAAAGAATTATTTTTAGCAGGAGTTAACGTAGGTGTTTCTTCAAGAGCATTAGGTTCAGTATCACCTCTAGGTGAAGGATTAGTGCAAGTTGAAGAAGATTTAGAGTTAATTTGCTGGGATTTCGTATCAACTCCATCAACTTATGGAGCATATGTACATCCAGTAGGTTTAAATGAGTCTTATAATGCTCAAGATGTAGTTAAAGCTAGTAAATTTACTAAAGTAAACGAGTTAGTTTCACAAATTATATGTGAGCAAGCAGGTGTTTGCTGTATTAGATAATATATTTTTTTAATATTTTAGGAAAAAGTTCGTAATATTTTACGGACTTTCCTTGTTTTTATTAGGACTGTATATATTTATTACTGTATATACCATCCCAATATGGTATCGTTCAATTAGAAAAAATTATATTGCTTGAATTTCTCAATAAGCAATCGCAATCACAAACAAGTAATGGCAAATCAAGAATTGTACAAGCAAGCTATCGCTGATGCTAAACAGTTGAAAGACATTTCAATGGCTCAAGCCAAAGAAGCTATTGCCGAAGCTTTCAATCCTAAAATCCAGGAGATGTTTCGTCTAAAATTATCTGAACTAGAAGAAGATACTTTAGAAGAAGAAAAACATGATATGGAAGAAGCTAAACATGACATGGAAGAAGAAAAACATGATATGGAAGAAGCTAAACATGATATGGAAGAAGGCGAAGACAAAGTAGAAGAGGCAGAAGTTAACGAAATGACTTTAGAAGAAATCTTAGCTGAACTTGAAGAAGGTGAAATCGAAGAAGAGTACGGTGAAACAGACTTAGAAGAAGTTGGAACCGGATACGCTCACGGAGATCAAGAACCTGCTATCGAGGAAGCTGAAGAAGAAGAAACTGAAGAAGTAGAAGTTGAAGCTGGCGAAGAAGGCGAAGAAGCTGGCGAAGAAGCTGGTGAAGAAGCCGAAGACGTTGCTGAACTATCTGTAGAAGAATTCAAAGATTTAATTCGTGATGTATTAGCTGATGTATTAGCTGGACATGAAGAAGAAGGAGATCTAGAAGGTGATCTTGAAGGTGGTGAAGCAGAAGAAGAAGATGTTATCGGTTTAGATGAGATCTTAGCAGAATTAGAAGAAGAAGAAAAAGTTGAAGAAGCTAAAAAACACAAAGAAGAAGAAAAAATTGAAGAAGTAGATGCTTTAAAATCAGAATTAAACGAAGCTATCGAAACTATCAATACTTTAAAAGATTCTTTAAACGAAATCAACTTATTAAATGCTAAGTTATTATACGTTAACAAAATCTTCAAAGCAAAATCATTAACTGAATCACAAAAAGTGAAAGTAGTTAACGCTTTTGATAGAGCTACTACAACTAAAGAAGCTCAAAACATTTACGAAACATTAGTAGATTCATTAAGTGCTGATAAAAAATCAACTATTAAAGAATCTGTAGGTTTCGCATCAAAACCAATAGGATCTGCTCCGGCTCAACCAATCGTTGAATCAGATAACTACGTAAGTCGTTTACAGATCTTAGCGGGTATTAAATCAGCTTATTAATAATAATTTATTTTAAACAAAATGGAAAACAATTTAAACAGCTTATTAGAGTCTGCTAACCCATACAAAAGTATGCAGTCAGACGCACAAAAGCTTGTGTCTAAATGGTCTAAATCTGGCTTATTAGAAGGCTTAGAAGGTCAAGACAAAAACAACATGGCTGTGTTGTTAGAAAACCAAGCTAAACAATTAGTAGTTGAGCAATCTTCTGCTGGTGGTGGTACTACTTCAGGTGCTACTTTTACTCCAGGTACTGGTGAGCAGTGGGCTGGTGTTGCTTTACCTTTAGTACGTAAGGTATTTGGTCAAATTGCAGCGAAAGAATTCGTTTCAGTTCAACCAATGAACCTACCTGCAGGTTTAGTATTCTACCTAGACTTCCAATACGGTACTGCAAAAAATCCTTTCCAAACTGGTGCAGCTAACGGATCATTATTCGGTGCTCAATCTGTATCTGGTGATTCAGGATTTGGTAACACAGCTACTCAAGGTTTATACGGTGCTGGTCGTTTTGGTTACTCAATCAACCAATTCTCAGCTTCAGGTATTACCGCTACTGCAACTACCGCTTCATTTGCTAACGTTAATTTCGATTCTACTTTATCAGCATCAGTTGTTGCTGGTGAGATCAAAAAATTATCTTTCGCAACTTCATCTTTAACTGATTTTGATCCTAACGGTATCCGTGCTTTCATTATCTCTTCAGGTTCAACTACTGATATCGGTGTTTCTAAAAACTTACAAGCGTTTACTAACATCAACGGTGCTAACATTGAATTCTTCATCACTGCATCAACTGCTCAAATCCCTACTCTTAACGCATTCGTAGTAGAATACAACAAGAAGACAGATTTCAACAAGAGAGGTGACTTCGAAGATGCTCCAGCTACTGGATACTCTACTCCAAACGCTGAGTCAGCAACTCAAATCGTTATCCCTGAGATCAACGTACAAATGCGTTCAGAAGCTATCTCTGCGAAAACTCGTAAGTTGAAAGCACAATGGACTCCAGAATTTGCACAAGACTTAAACGCTTACCATTCATTAGACGCTGAAGCAGAATTAACTTCTATGTTATCAGAGTATATCTCTTTAGAGATTGACTTAGAGATCTTAGATATGTTGATCGAAAATGCTCCAACCGTTGAGTACTGGTCAGCAAAAGTTGGTAACCAAATCAATGCTCAAGGCACTGGATTTGATGCTAACGTTTCAGGTGTATACTACACTCAAATGTCTTGGTTCCAAACTTTAGGTATCAAATTACAAAAAGTATCTAACACTATTCACCAACGTACTTTACGTGGTGGTGCTAACTTCTTAATGGTATCTCCAGCTGTAGCAACTATCTTAGAATCTATTCCAGGATTTGCTGCTGATACAGATGGTGCTGCTGATACAATGAAATATGCATTCGGTGTACAGAAAATTGGTCAATTAAACAGCCGTTACAAAGTATTCAAGAATCCTTACATGATCGAAAACTTAATCTTATT